GTCTGTACGTTTGTTCTTATCCTCAGATGCCGGCGGCTATGGGTTGGATTTGCCCATTGCTAACTACCTAATTTCCTATGACCTGCCATGGAGCGCCGGTAAACTAGATCAGCGGGAATCTCGAATCATCAGGTTGTCATCCGAACACACCCACGTTAATATCGTGGCGTTGGTCATGGAAGGAAGCGTCGAAGAGCGTCAGTATGAAATGCTTCAAGAGAAGCGCAACATCAACAAAGCGTTCATTGACGGTGGATATGATTACAACAACAGTTATCAATTAACACTTGGAACACTCAGCGATTTTCTCAAAACAAGCGAGGTATAAAATGGCAGAAGTAGATAACGACTACATCAAGGGCCTTGTACGTGAGTACAAGAAAGCCAAAGAGATGATTGACGCTCTTGAAAAGCGCAACGCTGAGATGAAGACCAAACTGACAGACGCTCTTGTTGCCAATGGGTCCCCTGATAGTAACGGCCACCTATGGTTGACTCTTGATGACGTTGAGATCAAACGCGAGCGCCGCGTTAGTAAAGTATTTAATTCCGCTGCCGCTGAAGCATGGGCAAAACAAAACGGTCATTGGGATGTAGTAAAAGAAGTAGTCGAAGTACTAAACGAGGATAAGATCCTTGGGTTAGCGTGGCAAAATCCCGAATTGCAGGAACAGGTTAAATCCTTTTACATGGAGAAAGAGTCTTGGGCACTGAAAGTATAGATAACATTTTTGGGGATCTTCCCAACTATCCCGGTTCCAAAAAGCCAAAGAATAGAAAAGAGTACGAAACTCTGGGAGACCCCTCTGCTAACGTAAAACCAACGTTTTACACCATGAACGGTGTGCGTATAGAGTTCTACACCGTAGGGCAACTGGCAAAGCTTTTGGGCCGACGACCAGTTACCGTGCGGGCGTGGGAAAGCCGGGGGCGAATTCCTCCCGCAACATACAGGAGCCCGATGCCGAAAGGAGAACAAATTCCTGGAAAAAAGACCCAGGGTCGTCGTCTTTACACTCGGGCGCAGGTAGAGTTGATCATCCAAGCAGTTGACAAATTCATTGGTGATGAACCAAGGCAGAGGTCAGCTAACTGGAATGAATTCAAGAAATACATCAAGCAACATTGGACAAAGTAACAAAGGACAAACGTCATGCCAAACAAATACAATGAAGAGTTCGAGATTGACGACACCGTCAACATGGAACAAATCACCGAAGCAGCAACCACCACGATGACAAAGAAGGCTCGGGTCGAAACTGCCCAACCCTCCACCGCATCAGCAGTGGCAATCATCCGACGTGGATGGGGAGCCGCACAAAAAGTGCAAGAGGCAACCACGCCTTACGCACAGCGCCTCAAGGTCACCGAAGATGTTCAAATCATCAAGTTCATTGAGGATGAGCCATACGCATCGTTCCGCACACACTGGGTCGAGCGCGAAGGCCAGAAGTCATTCATCTGCCTCAGCAACCACCCCGATGGATGCCCATTGTGCAAAGCCGGTCTCCGTGCCTCCAGCAAGTTCGCATTCAACGTGGCGCTGTTGGCCAGCAATGAGGAACCCGAAATCCGCTCATTGGAAGTCGGCGTTCGCCTCATTGACCAGCTCCGCAATTACCACAACGACCCCCGACAGGGACCGCTGTCCAAGCACTACTGGGCAATCTCACGCACCGGTAAGGGCGCTCAGACACAGACCCTTTTGCAGCTCGTTCGTGAGCGTGACCTTGAAGAGTTCAACCTTGAAGGGTTGACCGATGACAACATGTCGGTTTTGCGCAACAAGGCGTACTCATCCGACATCATTCAGGTTCCGTCGCACACCGATCTCTTGGAAATTGCGTCAGAGATAGTTCAAGCGGAATAATTCATGGCCCTAACGGTTCATACCGTTTCCGAAATCAACGAGATTGTTTCTGAAATACAAAAAGTTGGGGCATTCTCATTTGATATCGAGTCACGTGGGGTTCTTGAGCGTCATCCTGATGTAATGGAGCATTTTGAAAAAGAATGTTCCGATCACATCAAAACGCTTAAGAACCCCAGTGCCGACATTGTTGCACGTTCTACAGAAGTCATACACCAGCGATATTTATCTCAGTTGGCACTTGATCCAAAACGCAATGAAGTCTTTTGGATTGGTCTTGCAACTGCTGAACAGTCGTGGGCAATTCCTATGGGTCACAAGGTAGGAAAACTAATTGCTCCAGAAGAACGAGGCGACGGTTCCACTATTCCACCGCCCGGGCATCGCAAGGTTTTGAAAGATGGAACTGAGTCTCTTGCTAAAGCCAAGTACGTAATCCCTGCCACGTTTGAACCAGCACCTCAACAACTTGACCGTTTTGAAGTATTTGAATACCTACGGCCATTGTTTTTTAGTGAGTGTTTAAAGATCAACCACAACGTCAAGTTTGACGCACGATCTATTCAAAAGTACTACGGTTCTTTACCGTCAAAACCTTATTGCGACACAATGGTGCTACAGCACATTTGTGACGAAAACATTAGTAGTTTCTCACTTGTCAGCCTTATTCAACATAACTTTGCCAACCACAACGCCTACCGCGAGGGAAAGATCGGTAAAAACATTGACAGTGTTCCCTTCGACGTGGCAGCCCGGTATGTTCATTTAGATGCACGGTGGGCATGGCTTACCTATAAAAAACTTATTGCCAAAATTAAGATTGACTGCCCCCTTATTCCAGTCCTAGAAAAGGACATGGAGTTGTTGTATGTGATTATGCATATGGAAGAAGAGGGCATTTCCGTTGATCACCATTCACTCAAGTCCTTGCGTAAGGAACTTGACAGCAAACTTAAAGACACGTTGTTGGCTATTTCAGAAATCGCTTACCCTGGGTTTAACCCAGACTCAAATAAGGAAAAACAACAGTTTCTTTTTAACAAAAAGAGACAGGGTGGTCTTGGTCTCAAGCCACCTAAGAAAACACCAAATAACGCACCATCTGTGGATAGTGAGTCTTTGGAAAAACTTCGGGGTAAGCACCCTATTGTCCCTCTCTTACTTGAGTGGCAAGAGTTACAAAAACTTAAGTCCACTTACGTTGAGGGTCTTATTCCAAAACTAAATAAGGGAAAACTTCACCCATCATTTCATTTGCACAGGACTGCAACAGGTCGATTGTCATCTTCAGACCCCAACCTTCAGAACATTCCGAGAGAGTCAACAGTAAGAAAACTCTTTGTACCACCGGAAGGGTACAGGATGTTAGTTGCCGACTATGACCAAATTGAACTGCGAGTCATGGCCATGTTTAGTCAAGACAAAGAACTACTTCGTATTTTTAACGAAGGCATAGACATTCACACCGCCACCGCCGCAGCCGTATTTAAAAAACCACTAGAACAAGTAACCTCAGAAGAACGACAGATAGGTAAAGGAGTCAATTTCCTTACCGCCTACGGCGGTGGGTATGCCAAACTTGCTAGGACCACAGGTATTAGTGATGAGCATGCCCAAAATATCATGGCTGCATATAGGAAAAGTTTTAAAGGGCTTACTCAGTGGAAGAACAAAGTAATTGCCGTAGCCCAAAAGAAAGGATATGTAACCACCTTGAGTGGTCGCCGTAGAAGGCTTATTGATATTACGTCGTCAGATCAAGAGAAGGTTTCGAGGGCAGAACGCCAAGCAGTTAACGCGGTTATTCAAGGATCTGCCGCAGATATATGCAAAGACGCAATGATTGAGGTGTTTTCTGTATTTAAGAACACAAAATCAAAACTTGTTGTGCAGGTTCACGACGAACTTATAGCAGTTTCTCCTGAAGATGAAGACGTTCAAGAACTTTTTATAAACGCCATGGGTCATAACCGATCTATTATGGGTGTGTCACTTAAAGTATCGTGTCACACGGCACGTAGCTGGTCGGAGGCTAAAGGCAAATGAAGCACATCATTGATAAGAGAAATTTTTATCTCATGCTCTCCTTGTACCTTGGTCAGGACATTGCATATAAACATGGTTTTACCGGCACATCAGACGATGTTAAAGAAAAAGAACAAGAGTGGATTTCTAATCAATGGGAAATGCTGTATGAACTTGGGGTCTTTAACGAAGTTGTTGAATCGGTAGAATGGTTTTCTGAAGTGCTGACCAAAGGCATGATCGACTCCGACGACGATATGCCACAAACTGAGGCACTGGTTGAGCAGACCAAAACAATTATCCTTGCCTACGGCGTTGCCCTGGTTCAAAAGTTGCTTATGAACGAAAAGATTGCATTATTAGGAGAAGTGGTGGTGGAATGAGTTCCTGGTGGGAAAAGAAATTAAATGGCGATACCGAGTCGACTAAAGCTTCGTTACCGCCCACAACGCATAGGCCGGTATTGCCTGTGTTCACTCAGCAAACGACTACACCGTCACGCACCACCGTCGTACAGCAGGATCCAACAGGACAGACTACGATGGGCACGGCAATTAGAACATGGAAAGGTGGGGAAGCCCACCGACGAGATGGCAACTTGACTTGTCCTAATTGTGGAAGTAAGAATGTATTTAGTCGCTCAAACAGTGGGTTATCTACAAACCCACCAGCCCCGCGGTGTTTTGAGTGCGGGTGGAATGGGCTTTACAGACAAGCGGATCAGTCATCATGGGCAGTATAAGGAGCACAAATGGATCAACAACAGTGGGCAAGTCTTAAGGACATCGTTGCCGGAGTTAACAAGAACTTAGGAGAATCTTGCGTCATCCTTGGCAGTGATATGCAACCGGCCTTGCCGCGCATCACCACCGGAATCTTGGCGTATGACCTCATGCTTGGTGGAGGGTGGCCCACCAATCAGTGGAGCGAAATTGTTGGAGATGAGTCGTCTGGAAAGACAGCTATTGCCCTTCGCACTATTGCCGCCAATCAACAACTTGACCCTGAGTGGACTGCTGTATGGGTTGCCGCTGAAGAGTTTGTTCCAAGCTACGCCCTAGCCATCGGTGTTGACTTGTCTAGGTTATGGATAGTTGAAACCAATTTGATGGAACATGCCTATAACCTTGTGTTGGAAGTTATGGCCAATCGAGCCGCTGACTGTGTCGTTATTGACTCTCTTCCGGCTCTTGTTCCATCCACCGAGTCTGAAAAGTCGATGGATGAGTTTACCGTTGGTCTTGGTGCTCGAGTTACATCTAAGTTTTTTAGAAAGGCATCTGAGGCCCAAAAGCGTTCCATGATTCACAAAGAACGTTCCTGTGTTGGCATTATGATCAATCAGTGGCGTGACAAGATCGGTGTGCTATGGGGAGATCCACGCACCACCCCCGGCGGTAAAGCAAAGAACTTCCATTACTTTACGCGTGTTGAGGTAAAGCGTGATGAGTGGATAAAAGAAAAAGATGAAATTGTGGGCCAGAGCATCAAAGCCAGAACCCTGAAGAACAAGACCTATCGACCATCACAGGTTGCTGTTGTTGATTTCTATTTTACGGAGCACCATGGTTTTTCCCTTGGGTCATTTGATGTAGTAAAGGACATGATTAACATTGCCACAGTTGTAGAAATCATCACTCGTTCTGGTGCTTACTACTCATATGGAAAAGAACGTTGGCAGGGTAAAGACAAGATGATTGCCGCTTTCCGTGAGGATGTGACAATGCAAAAAAAACTTAAAGTAGACGTTGAAAAGCACTTTGGCATTAAGCGATGATTTTAGGACGAGACCCAGATAAGACCAGAAAACTCCTGAAGAAGTCAAAGAAGCAGGAGGTTAGAACGGCTGACACCTATAAGGGGTCCCGCAACGCCCGGTCAGGTGCTGGTTGGATGCGCAAGAACGATGTACGTAGCCATAACTTTTTGATTGAGAACAAGTTGACCGCCAACATCAAGGGGATAACCTTAAAATCTATGGATTTAGTTGAACTTCGAGAACGTGCAATTTTAGAGGATCGCACCCCTGTACTACAGTTTGATTGCGGTGGGCGCAGGTACGTTGTTCTTGCCGAAGACGATTTTCTGGAGATGATCAGTGAGTAACAGTGAGTCCTACAAAAAGTTGTTGACAATGTCGGGGGATGTTCTCCCTGTCGTAGCAGTTCAGATGCTGCGTAATCAAGAAGTTCGAGATGCCAAACGAGATTTTATGCATCTACATCCAAGTGAGTTGTCCAAAAAAGATTGGTGTCCACGAGCATCCTGGTACACCATCTCATCTGAGGAAAAGCCCCCAACAAAACCCATGTCCTATCAGCGTTTAAATATCTTTGCTGAAGGTCACGCCATCCATAGCAAGTGGCAAAAATGGATGTGGGAAGCAGGAGTGTTGGAAGGGCAATGGGGTTGTCAAGACTGCCAACATGAATGGTGGGATATTTCTCCAAAGACATGTCCAAAGTGCTCCAGTCACAAAATTTACTATCGAGAAATTCCACTTAAAGACGACAAGTACATGATCCTTGGACACGCCGATGGCATTTTTACTAGCGGTAAAAAAAGGGCACTCATTGAAATCAAATCAGTGGGTATGGGAACGATACGTATGGAGGCCCCAGATATTCATAAACAATACGCGGATGGAACACTTACCTACGATGGTGTGTGGAAGTCACTACGTCAACCGTTTGCCACACATATTCGCCAAGGCATGTTGTACATGCACGTTACCGGCATTCATAAATTAATTTTTATCTATGAGTGGAAGGCTTCCCAAGAAGTCAAAGAGTTTTCTATTGAGTTCATGCCGGAACTCATTAAACCCATACTTGACAATTGTTCCAAGGTAATGGATGCTTTGGAGGATGGTATCCCGCCAGAGCGGCCAGCCTGGGCTGAAGAACAAACCCACACAACCTGCAAAAACTGTCACTACAAAGAAAGGTGCTGGAAAGCGTGAGTGTCATGTCAATTGAAACCCTTGAAGAAGAGTACGGAAATTTTCATCAACATTTTTCGTTGCCGACTAAACCCGGCAATGAAATTCCAGATATTCCATTTAACCTTGATGATTTGACCGATTCGGAGTTAATGAAGTATTACGCCCAATACACGGCTTGGCTTAACTACGCAAAGTCACAGTTAGTTCTTGCCGAGATTGCAGAAGAGAGCTTTTCCAACGATCTAGATTTTGCCAAAGCCACTACGTTGATTAATCAATGGGATACCAAAATCAAAGGTGAGTTAGTCACTATTGCTAAGGCGAAAAGCAGTGTGTCAGAAACTGTAGTGAGCGCCCAAAACGCCTATACAAAAGCCCGTGCGTACCGAAAACTTGTTGATACAGTATTTGATCGATGTGAACGTGGCTCTCATCTCCTGTCAAGGGAACTGAGTCGTCGTATTAGTATTGTTCCGCACGAAAAGAAACTGTATAAATACATACCATGATCAAAGTTAGGTGTCTAAAGTGCGGAACGATAGTTGAGCACAACCCCCGTCAAATAACGGGTTGCGGTTGTGACCCAGATGCACCGACCTGGGTGTACATCGAAACCGATGGTCGTATTCGTGGGTTTAGTCAAGCTGAGTGGGAAAAGATCGATGGGTAATAAACATAAAGCCAAAGGCACGTCGTTTGAGACTGCCATACGTGAATATCTTAACGCCAATGGCTTTGAGAAAGCCCACCGCACAGCGTTGGAAGGCGGGCAAGATAAAGGAGACATTCACGGCATAGAGCAGACCAGACACAATTCTGGTGTTACTATTGTCCGAAAAGCTTGTATTCAATGCAAGAATCAAAAAACGTTTAAGTTAAGTGAGTGGCTTAACGACACCGTGGATCAGGCTGTCCGACTAGACAATGCCCCCCTTTCTGAAACTGCTTTTCGCCAAGCTGCCCTGCCCATTTTGGTGGTTAAACGCCCCGGCAAGGGAGAAAAATCACTTGGTGATTCCTACGCGGTCATGCGCTTGTCCGACATTGTTGCTATTTTAAAAGATTTGGGGTTCTGCTAAACTTGTTTTAGGTTCATTGTTAGGAGACAATATGGCTGAAGAACAGGTTACAAAGATTGACGATGTCCTTAAAGTTTCGGGAAGTAGTAATCCTCAAAGTGTAGGCTCAATTTTGGCTAGATCTGTCGTTGCTGGACATTTTCCCAAGATGCGAGCAATTGGAGCCAGTGCGGTTAACCAAGCAGCAAAATCTGCTGCTATTGCACGTGGTTTTGTTGCCCCCCGTGGTATTGATCTGACCTACATTATTGGCTTTGATGATATTATTGGAGAGAACGGAGAGAGCATTTCGGCAATCTCCTTTAAACCTGTAGTGAGGTAGTCATGCCGTTGTTTCGACACAAAGGTCATCATGGTGGGCGCTACGACGATCCGCATGGCGTGACCAAACCCCCGCCCGTACGCAACATAGATGATGTGCACCAGTCAGTAATGCGTGGGGATACAAAAAGGTATGCCAAGCCAGATGGCAGTGTTGGCTACAAAGTTCAAATCGATAGTGAGTCCACTGCTCCAGCTGTTCCGTTGTCTAAGAAAGAACAGCGCCGTAAAGACAAGGCGATGAAGGAAATTAACAAACCCAAGAATCGTGACGAATCACAAAGGCGTGGTCGTGTTTATGACCGTGCCCGCGCAGACGAAGAACGTAGGCTTGACACTTTTGGCCAGAACACCTTTAGAGAAAAAAAGGATGGTCGTATTGAGTCGGTTGCCAAGGGTGGAGTTGCCGAAGCGTACGCTAAGGGCGGGTTCAAGGGTGTCGAGAAGTACGACAAAAAGACGTATGGTAGGAAGCCACGTGCTGAAGCAGCCAAGGCTCACGAAGAAAAGCAAGCTCACGAAGAAAAAATGAAACAGGGTGAATACCACAAAGACATTAGGATCTAAGTTTTAATATGGGTTTTATTCGAAAGCACGACCAGCCCAAAGGTTCGATCACCGATATCAATGAGTATCGTGGTCGCAAAGCTTCCGCAGCTCGAGATGCTGCCCATAGCGAATCACCTGATTACAAGGTTAGGGATATTCATCCACTAGAGGCGCATTACCAAAGCCAGGTTGATCTTCCAAAGTTAGGCATGAAACGCCCGGGAACCGCTGGCCGATTTACGTCGTATGCCATGCGCACCATGGACCACATCGGCAAAAAGATGGGTGTGATTGGTCAAGACGAAAGTCTTTATCAAGACGAACCATTGCGTAACCAAAATGAGAATTATGATAAATACCAACTACCAAAAGATTATAAAGAAACTAGGTATCCAAAAAAAGTAAAAAAAACCGATGCTGGTGGTAGCGGTAAAAAGCCGCCCAAAAAGCCCCGAATTCAAAAAGATGGTTTCCCGGATGGTTACCCCGAAGATAAAAACAAAGACAAGTGGCCCAACAAAGATGACGATTGGTATGCCTAAGAAAAAGAAAACCACCAAAAAGAAAGCCAAGCCCAGGCCTATTTCATCCGCTGCCGGAGCCGGTGGCGGTTTTATGACATCCATGGGCGGTAGGGGATGACTGGTAAAAAACCAATTCTTCCTGTTGTAAAACCACAGAAGTTTGGTTACAGAGCTAGTGATATGTTAAATTCTCCCCAATGGGGAAATCTTAAGGATATAGTAAAAACCGAACGGGAACGTGGTAACGATATCCCAAAAGGGTTTTTGCGACAGTTTAGAAATCATGAGGCCATATGGGTCACACACAAGCCCGAAGACGCTGCCAGATACGCTCTTTCAGCAGATAATTGGCACAAGCCTATAAGTAGAAAAAAGGCTTTAAATTTAGTAGAACGCGTAGACGTAGCTGGTGCAGTTCCATACATTGATGACGGAGATGGTGGATACTTGTATGTACGTAAAAGAACGCCAAAGGGTAGAGGTAAGAAATGAGCCAGCAGACGCAAGCATTTGCTAACTGGAATAACCCCAGCATGCCACCCGACGCTGGGTCGCAACCTCTTCTTGGCCCCGCACCTGTTTTTCGCAGCGCAAAGGACTACCAACTAGCAGGGTATCGAACCCTGCAAGACACTACGTATCCAGACGGATACTTAGGGACAATGTCGGCCAACCGACGACAGGACAAGATCCTTGGCACGTTGAGCCGAATGAATGCTCGACAGTACTCTCGTGGTGTTCACAAAGGTGAACGCATCAACCAAGGTGATTACCTCTGGCCTCAAGAGTTCAATCTTTACACTGGTCTTCAGTACCAACAGGCTGGTATAAAGTTTGCACCTCCGGGAGCTGAGCCTGTACGCCTAACGAACGATGGCAAAGTCGGCCCTAAAGGTTTGCCCAGGACCACCGATCAAGAAGTAACTGTCGAAGTCAATGCTGAGCGAAGGGCGCAATTGCAGACTCTGCGCCCAACCTGGAGATAAGTATGGCCCGTAAAGGCACAAGCAACTCCTTAAAGCGTTTTGATGTTGCGCCTGAGTATTTGTACCCGGTTAGCCACACAGCAATGACTAGTGCAGCTAATAATTTAATGCACGTCAAAGGATACAAACAAGATATAAAAGATTCTCAAAACTTTGAAGATGAAGATGCGAGTTGGTGGAGTCGCAGCCATTATGCAAATCCCAATCCCGGAGAACCTTGGGATATGACCCCGCATTTTTACGAAGGAACAAGTCTTGATGACAACATGAGACACATTCCTAGTCTTGAAAAAGAAGCAAATGAGTATATGTCTGGGTTGAGGTTACCGGATGCTTTTGACATAAAAGAGGCAGCAACCGACAATTATTACAACCACTACTACAGAGAAAAAACTGGTGGACATCTATCAGGAAAAGATTATTACCCCAAAAGAGTTTTCAGCGGGTCGTACACTGACGAAGTAGCAAGATTTGGGTATGACGAACTAGATTTTATGACAAAAGATCAACTTCCCAAAAAGGGTGTTAAACGTAAAATAAGGTCAAGAGATGATGCTGATCACAACCCAATGGACACCCTTTCCTGGGATGATAACTCCCACCATGTAATTACTGGAAAGTGGCTTACTAAAGGCGTGGGGGCATTACCAGCTAAGGACTGGGAAACTGGTCATTATTACCCTGAATATCGAGGATTTATACAACACCAATATGACAGGGTTCGAGCAGGTCAGCCTAAAACTACTATTGAAGAATACGTAACTAACCACGTTCCAAACCACGAAGCCCTACGACGCAACGTAGAAGAACAGAATGCCCCTAAGTCAAAAAAGAAGCCAAAGCCCAGCCCAACAAAAGTTGAAAAGCCAAAAGCCCCATCAAAACCCTTATCCAAGAACCAATTTGGCGGTGACTGGGGAGCAGAGCAATTAGAGCTCTTTTAATGATATTCTGGAGGATCTATGGCTGAGAAAAAGAAAGCATCTGCTGCTGACAAGGTTAAAAACTCGCGTTTGAAGCGGCATATTCGTATGCATGAACGTATTATTGCCGATCCCGGCAAGGTGTTTGGTACGGGCGAGGGCGGACAAGTACGTAGCATGGTAAGCCCAGGTGGTACAAGATATGAACCAGGTTTAACTGGCGACAAATTAAAAAAGCATCAAGACTTTTTGGCGAAGAATGTTGCAAATAGTCAAAAAGAATTGAAGCGGCTTCTTGATCCAAAAACAGAGGAGTCATACAACCTAGAAGATACAGAAGTTAAAGAGCGAAAAGCAAGTGAGCGAAAGGATCCCACTGTGGCAAAAAAGAAAGATAAATCTTCTGAAATGAAGACTCCAGATACGCCTGCAAACGCACCAGAGGCCAAGGAAGAAAAGAAAACTGACTCCAAGAAAAAGAAGCCCGCTGCTGAGAAGCAGCCCGCCGCCGAGAAGCAGCCCGCTGCCTCCAAGGAAAAGAGGCCGCGTGGTCGTCCGAAGAAGACCACTCCAGCAGTGGATGCTGCCGTTAATAAGGCATCCGAATCAATGGCAAAGAAAGAAGATGCTCCAGCAAAGAAAGAAGACTCCCCATCAACTGGTCCTCGTAACTTTGGCGCAAAGAAAGAAAAGAGCACCATCTGGGACGATGCAAAGGCCGCAGGTGGCGGTATGTCATACGGAGAAGCTCCTGAAGACACCAAAAAGGGCGGTACTGGTAAGCCCAAGAACTTTGGCGCAAAGAAAAAGGGTGATGGTGGCTATTGGGACGAAGAGCGTAAAGCTTCAGCCGAACGTGCAAGTCGAGGCGGCATGGAAATGATGCGTACAGACGAGTGGGATAAAGATACAGGACTCGTTAGCGAGCCTAGTAAATCTCCAGCCAAGGGTCCAGAAGTTACACCTGTTAACCCCTCAGCCCCAACTGAGGATTCTTCCAAAAAGGGTGGAAGGCTTCGAGGAACACTTGCTAAAGTTGGCAAGTGGCTTGGTGGATCTGAAGTAGACATACGAAAGAGAGGAGAGGCACAAGCAGCGGCAGACGCTCCTCCGTCTCCTCCGACTCCACCATCTGGTTCAGGTGGTGGTGCAGTCCCTCCGACTCCTCCGGCAGGCGGTGGTAAAGGAAGGCTTCGAGGAAAAGGCCTCGAAGACGCTCCAACCTCTCCATCAGACGGTGGTGCTCCAGCGGGTGGCGGTGGTGCCCCAGCAAGTGGTCGTTCTGGTGCTTTCCAGGGCGGACATTCAGCATTTAACAATGTTGGGGCAGTCCAAGGTGTAAACATTGGCGGAAATAACAGTGGCGATATAACCGGTGGCAGTCCGTTTTCTACCAACAACCAGACAATAAATTATGGTGGCGGTGGAGGTGCAGGCGGTGGTTTGCCTTCGACGATCACCAATAGTGGTCGTGCAGCCGGTGGTGGCAAAGGTGGGGTAATAAGTAACAGCGGTGCTGCTGCTAACCATCCTCGAGCCAAGAATGCCACACGTGGTGGTCGACGCACTACCAAAAACAATGGCTAAAACAGCAGCGTGGCAACGTAAAGAGGGTAAAAATCCCGAAGGTGGCTTGAACGCTAAAGGACGTGCGTCTGCTAAAAAAGAGGGGCACAACCTCAAGCCGCCCGTGTCACGTGAAGAAGCTTCCAAATCAAAGTCAAAGGCAAAGCGCCGAAAGTCTTTTTGTGCTCGAATGGAGGGCATGAAAAAGAAAAACACGTCGTCTAAAACCGCACGTGATCCAGATAGCCGTATTAACAAATCATTGAGAAAGTGGGACTGTTAAATGTCAAAGAAAAAAGTATGGGATAAAAAGAATCCCAAGAAAAAGTCAGAGAAGCTTGACCCGTCTGAAAAGGCTGAGGCCAAGGCTCGCGCTAAAAAAGCAGGCCGCCCTTACCCCAACCTCGTAGACAACATGGCAGTAGCAAAGAAGAAAAAGTAATGGCTAAACAAGGTCCTTGCTGGGATGGCTACGTGCAAAAAGGCATGAAGAAGAAGAACGGTAAATTAGTTCCTAATTGCGTTCCCGCAGAAAAATCAAAGAAAACTAAGAAAGCTAAGAAAAAGTAATGGCTGTCGATAACTACCGATCTCGTCGTCCGTGGCAATCACGTGAAGAGATGCTGGTAGATATCGCCCTACAATCAGCCATTTCCGATTTAGATACCATCCGACAAACCCGCCCTGTTGTTCCCCAGCAATTGATGCCCCAGACTCGAGGCTTTGTCAAGAACGAACTGGGGGTGCTTGACATATTGTCAGTGGATAGGTATGCCCCTACTTATAGGTCATGGGTGTCCGGTGCACCAGTAATGCTCCAGAGGGCACAAATGACCGACGATCAATTCAGTGGTTCGGGCAGATACTCAATGCAAAGCCTATGGGTATAATTAAGTATGACCGCAAATCGTTTTGGATCTGTAAACACTCAGCCGATTTATAACGTTACTGGTCGTAATCCCAGGGATATGGAGCAGGGCCCTACCGCGCAACCTTTTAAAGCCCCTGCCGCTGGTGTAGCAAAGAACTTTGACGGAGACCCACGTCAACAGCCCCAGGCCGGATTTATAGGCCAACAAATGCAAAGTGTTTGGAGTCCCCTCAACCCCCTTCATAATGTTGTTTATGGCGAAGGAGGCCGCTTCGGTGGTGGTCGTCGTAGAGGCGGCGGTGGAGGCGGTGGAGGCGGTGGAGATGGTAGCAGTGGCAGTGGAAACACGTACAACATCAATTTTTCAGATCAAAAAGGTCATGGTGCATACGAAAATGCCGGAGCAGTCCAAGGTGTAACAATTGCCGGAAACAATGAAGGCGATATCACAGGTGGGAACCCATTCTCCACAAACAACCAAAACCTTGCTAGTAGCCCAGCAGCAACCCCTGGGGCAACACCAGCCAAGCCTGCTCGCACTCGAAAGCCTGCTACTGCTGAGCAGAAGGCAAAAAGAAACGAACAAGCTCGTGCTCGCAGGGCTGCTGCCAAGCAGTCCGGGGCTACGCCAAAGACGCGTACTCCACGAACACCAAAGGGTAAAGCTCCTGCCCAAAATCCGGGACAAAGCCCCGCAACCCAAACATCAAATATGAGTTTTCCTGTTCAACAAAGCGGAGATGTTACTAACGTAAAAAGCATTAACTTTCCCTGATAGGTGGTAAAATAGAGATATGGCAATCAATAATTCACGTTCAATGAACAAAGATATGCGTCAAGGCGCTCTCGATGGGGCGTATAAGAGCCTTACCCCAAGTCGAGGTGGTGACGTGGAACAGGCCTTCGTCAAGAAGCGCATGACTGTTCTTGAGCAAGGCACATACCCAACAATGCACGGCTTTACTGATCGCAACCCGCTTGCGGAAGTTGCCGAGCCCTACCTACACTGAGGTCAACATGGCACGAGGTAACGATGAACGACACAATCCTGCACGACGTATTCGTCGTCCAATCATTTCTATGGGTAAGTCCGATACTCCCAATTTCGGCACGGCAATAGGCAAAGGTTTAGCGCTGGGGCTTACTGGAGCGAGGAGCGCTTCGCAACAAGCGGAGTACGATGAAGACCCAAGTACGTACCTAGTGCAAAAAATTGCTGACTCACTCGACGCAACGCCGGGAATTAAGCGCATCGAATAGGTTATGGCACGAGGTAATGACGAACGTCATAACGAAAACCGAAAGGTTGATCGTTCACGCCTGACTTTTATTCTGGCTACGCACGGCGTGGAGTTGAACCAAACTCCTGTCGACATTATGGACTCTGAGGCAATGGGTCGTATTGCTAAAGAGCAACAGCCGTATCTTGACGAACTTAGCGAATATCTTGGCGGAGATCCGGCTGACATTGCCGCGTCTGTTTCGGAAGAAGACGAAGAAAACTATAAATAAGTACAACTGAATAGTTATTAGGAGCACAACATGATGGAGTTGAAAGAACAAGCGCATCGTCTTTTGGTAACGTGGCGTGAAGAGCCAAACGGCAAAAAGACTGGCGCTGTCATGTACAAAATGCGCCCCTATGACGGTGCTCCTGAGTACGACATGGAGCTCATTGACATTTTGGAACGTCATAAGGCAAAGAACCCCGACCACGAAAATTGGCGGGCGTTGATCTTCCGTACCGATAAAGAAACTGCCAGCAAACTCGACGCTGAAACGGCGATCAAGAATGAATTAAAGGCACATGACTTGTACATTCGAGATTTCCGTGACGAATTAAAGGTTGACGCGTTGCAGTGCTTCAATAGGCATAACCGCCCAAGCACTGGATGCCTGGATTGGTGCGATGAATCAAAAACCATTGGTCGCAAAATTGGTGTTCCCAAAGAGAAGCGTCAATATCTATGTATGTACTGCCCGGCTGCCGAATGGTACGCCCGTAAGGAGCGAGAAGCGCTGGGTCTCTACGACCAGAAGTGATTATCTTTACGCTTGATGCGCTTGCGTATCCGGTAAAGGACGAACAAACATCATTTGGGGCACGTCAGCCCATTCCCGACACTCGTCGGCTATGGCACTCGCTGTATCAGCAGTATCACGGCAAAATGATCCTTTTGGTAGCCGGAAAAACCACCAATGAGGTAATGATTGATTGGACAAAAATGGAGGGGTTCAAGTACGCCAGTATTGATCTCATCCCCAAGACTGAACCAGAGGCCGTTCGGGACAGAGTTAGGGATTTAAACGCAGTTTTTGGCAAAATTGATTGGTTTGTCGATACCAACCCCAAAACGGTCAAATTGGTCATGGAAGATGCCGTTCCCTGCTTGATGCCCTGTCTGCCGGGGTTTGTTCGCCCTGAGTGGCGCGATGGAAGAACAAAGGATCGCCCAGTGTGGGATGATTTAGTACGCGAAATAGAAGTGCAATCCCTGTATAGAGCATCGAAAGAGTCACAATGAAGATTTATTTTTCTAATGCCGAAAAGTCATCTTTTCGCTCCCTTTTGATTGCCTCAAATATCACCAAATTTGCTATCAATTTGACCCATTTTCAAATCCCTAAGAAAAAGGCTGTCAACCTTGAAGAAATGTTTAAAGGCGGAGAAGTCGTTGTTTATACGTCAGAAAATGACGAAGATGTGGCCCGGTACGATGCCTTTATCCGAGAGCATATTGACCACATTCACGCTGTAATTGGCAGACCGGATTATGACGGATCGTGGATGAATGATAAATACATTCCAGTCTGGAACGACCCCGAAGACCTAGAACGCTTGTCATGGCTATGCCAGAAGTATGGTCGGGTAGCCATAAGCGACAAAGCCGTTACAGGCAAGACTGTGACCCGGATCAGAAATGCCATGTCTCGATGGAACGCCAAGTTGGTGGCTTTGTCATCCAAGCCCGAAACCCTTGAAAACATCGAGTGGGATTCCGCCATTGTTGGATCATGGACTAGCGCGGTTCGCTACGGGGAAACACAGGTTTGGGATGGTCACGGCTTGCGCCGATACCCCGCCCAGCAAAAGGAATCTTCCCGAAAGAAGCACCGAGGGGACATTATCCGTCTAGGTATAAACATTCAGGCCATTGACGAAGATGATAATGCCGAGGTGGCACGTCTGGCAATCATGTCTTGGAAGGCTTGGGAGTCGAGGAATTTTGGGGACTATGACCCCCCGAAAGACGACTCAAACGAGTTTTTGGGTCTATCAGAAATTGAGACAAATAGTAACTATATCGACCAAACACCAACTGCGCCAAAAGTGGTTTCTACAGGTACAAGTATTGATATATCAATACCTGTACCGCGGCACGAAAAAGACAAAGTATTGCTACCAGTTATGGGCGTTGAATACGTTACCCCACAACTTGCAGAAAACTTAATGGAATCAGGGGAAAGTGAACAGCTTGGAATTGAAAAAACACCCACAATTCGGTACGAATCCAATCTTTTGAGGCAGTGTAATAGTTGCTATTTGAGCTCTCGATGTCCCATATTCAGAGAAAATTCAGAATGCGGTTTTAAACTACCTGTTGAGATCCGTACTAAAGACCAACTACAGTCTGCCCTCCGGGCAATGCTTGAGATGCAAGTAAGCCGAGTGCTGTTCGCTCGTTTTGCCGAAGAGCTCGAAGGACAAGGTCTTGACCCCAACCTGTCTACCGAGGTGGAGAGGGTGTTTTCCCTAGTTGAGAAGTTTAAAGACATTAGCGATAACCGAGACATGGTGCGCTTAGAAGTAGAGGCCAGGGGGTCATCTGGAGTGCTTTCCCGAATCTTTGGAACACATGTCGGTGAGGCAAGCAAACAACTCCCCAATGGGGGTTTTGATCGAGGCCAGACTGACCGACTGTACACCGACGTTTTAGATTTGGGAGAGGTTACTTGACAAGTTTCGCTGTATAGTGCTAAATTAGATAGTAGTAACTATCGAAAGCGAGATCGGTATGGCAGTGGACATGGCAATTGCCTATGAACACTCAGTAATCCGGGATTTACAGCTTTCTTTGGAGTACGCGCATACTGACAAGCGTGAACTCCGAGAAACCGTGAATGCCCTGATTTCCAAACTTGCCAACGCAGAAAAGGTCATTAAAGCGGCCAATGGTTACTGTAGGGCAATGGAAGATGAAATCGAAGATCCGTCAGGACACATGGCTTCCTTACTTCAAGCCCTCAGTGAATGGCATCGTAACAACAAGTAATTTTTCTCAAGTTCAACACAATAAGGATTTGCAATGGCAATAGGTGACGACATTCGTGGCAACGCCTTTATCTTTGAATACAACAAGAACCCAAATTTCAGTGATGGCTCAGAAGTTGTTGTTGAAGCGTTCAAGCTTATCAATGGAAAACGTCAAGCTGACTACAGTCATCCGTTGAACGATTACACCAAAGTACGAGATCTTTTTGAAGCCACTACTGGGATTTCTCTTACCGTAGAACAAGCCATCTTGTTCATGGTGTGCGTAAAGTTGGCTCGACTCCGTACCAATTTAGAAAAAGACGTTCTACACCATGATTCACTTGTTGATGCCATCGGGTATTTAGGTTGTCTATCAATGGCAATACATAAGAAAATGGAACAAAATGGAAACTCCTGATTGGGTACTCGAAGCCAAGTGTCGAAGACTTAATGGAGACTTTTGGTTTCCACCCGAGGATGTTGAAGATCAACAACCCTACTATGACATTGCTCGAGCCGTTTGCGCGTCATGTCCGGTATGGAAGCAGTGTCTTGAATCTGGAAAAAAAGAGATCTGGGGTATGTGGGGTGGGCTAACTCCAAAAGAACGCATTCCGTTTAAATCTCCACAAAAAATAAAACATTTGGCTGAAACAGAAACATTTGTTCGCTTTCGACAAGGTTCTACCAATAAAAAGTGCGCACAAGCCCACAAAGAGGCGTGTGACACACCATACGATCTCAGTTTTGTTCCCGGTTTAGGGCAAAGCTACAAAGTTAAAAAAGTTCATTTTGCGTTGTTCAACTCCCTTGGTACGGTAAAATAGATACAGGCTCAACACAGCGTCTTGCTTTGTTCGAGCCATTTTTATTAACCAAACAAAGGAGACAGAGTGTTTAAAGTTCCTGCGGTGCTTGCCCTGATGATCACCAACCTCGTGGTTGCAACGATCTACGGAGTGACACAGCCAACAGAATCAGAACAAAGCACTACCGAACCGGTTATTACCACCACCACCACTACTACTACCACTACCCCGGTGACAACAATAGGGGAAACAGCTACTACCACCATTCCAGACGACAAATACGTTGGAAACGAATCTGACCGACGATGCCCCAGATGGGAGCCCTATTTCAAACAGTATGGTTTGCCTCCCAAGAAGTTCTCCTACATTGCGTGGAGGGAGTCTAGGTGTAGGATCAAGGCAGTCAACGCCAAGTGGGATGATCAAGGCAACATCACCTGGACTCTCAACAAAAATGGGTCGTACGACTCCGGCCTACTTCAAATCAACTCGTCATGGAGAACCGTCACCAAGAACATCTGTGGTGGGGGTCTCGAGCTCTTGCTTACCCTGGACTGCAACCTCCGGGTTGCCAAGTACCTTTACGACAATGGGGGCCTTGGGCACTGGAAAGCCACTTCTGGCTCGTAAGTTCTACTAGACTGGCAGCTATGCCAGCCACGACCTACTATTGCGAACGCTGTGGGGCGAAGATCGTTCTCCACATCAAACCCTCTGAACCCCCTATGCACCCCTGTGGGGGAAGTTCGCACAAAGACAAATGGCTACCCCTGACACCAGTTGTCAAAGGCGGTAAGAAGCCGTATCATGGCAACAAGGAGAACCGGGATGGAGAAACAACCTCTCAAGCTTGATGACACATGGGTAGACACGGTGGTGTCGGAAGGAACACTGCGAACAGTCGATCTGATTGTTCGTTGCTCAGACGTACTTTTGCACTCGAGTGAGCGCAACAAAATCTACTACAACGATGTTGTTTTGCCTGAGTGGTCTGACGTGTTCAGCAAACTCAGCCTTGAGGATTTGACCGACGAAGATCTGCAAGACCAGTACGACCTGGCTCAGTATCTTTTTGCGGTACTGGATGTGATTGCTCCAGATGGTTGTTCTTTTACTACAACAGAAGGAGATGGAGCATTATTCGGATTTTGGAGGAACAATGAGTGACGATTACGTTTATGACGCTCTGACCCTTATCGAGCGTGATGACCCACAATGGAGACAACACGCCAAATGCAGGTCATCAAGTCCATCACTGTTTATTCTTGAACGCGGGGAAGATCACAAGTCAGCGATACAAGTGTGCAACTCATGTCCGGTCAAAGACCCATGTCTTAGATTCGCGCTTGACAATGACGAGGTTGGTATCTGGGGCGGTACGTCACACAAACAACGCAGGCGTATGAAGCAAGTTGCAAAAGCTGATGGTGAACTGGTAGTGTGATCAACATGGCAAAGTGGAGCGAAAACCCAAACCGAATTGAAGAAAATAACACTCAAATAATCACATCCATTGTGAACGCACCAACCATCGGTTTAGATCCCCGGTTGTGTATGTCGTTCATGGCATCAGATTTGCGATACGAACTAACCCATAATGAACACCTATCTACCAAAGAGATGCGTAAGTGGTGGCTTGAGCGTTCAGACGCTCAGATCGAATCAATCGGGTACTACGTTCTTGGCGGAGATGACATTTGGAGAGCATTTATTCAGGAGGTGTCACACGCAATGGAAATCGTGCGTAAGCAAATTGAGGGCACAAGTGATGAATAATGAAAAGTGGGGTGACTGGGCCATGCCAATGAGAAACGAGTACAAATACGTTAGAAAGTATCGTACATTTGGTAAGTATTTGCTTACCGGTGGAATCCTGCTTTACTTTGTATTTATGGCCGCTTTAGCGTCATCGTGCATTGGGAACAACTTCTGATGACGAGCAGGGACACCCACGACATCGAGGAATACAAGCGAGAACAAAAAACAACGAACATTCAGCCTGCTTTACTCATCAAGTTAATGATGGATTCTGAGCCATGTTTGTTTGTAAATCAAAACAAACCTGCCATTGAGCCCCGCGAACTACCCGCCAAAAGTCACGCACCGGAGCAAGTTAAATGAGCAAATCAATGGTGTTTTACTATTTATTCGTTGTTACGATGCTCTCATTGATCTACTTAAAAGTACGAGGAGACTGACGTGGGTGCTGATTTCAACTTTTCCATCAATGAACTTCAAGTGACTGAACTTCAAGCCAAAAAGAACGCACAAAAACTTGTAGACAATGAGAACTTTGAAAAGACACTCAACACTTTGGCAAGCGAGTTCTATCTGTTTGATGACCCAGATCGAGAAATCTTGCCACGAGATGTTCTGTTTTTTCTGAACAGTTGTGTTGAAACCGTCTACGACGAAAAGCGTCGTGACTCCGGCAGATACAAGTTTGCGAACGGCATGACCATTGCACTTACCGGGGGAGAATCATGGGGAGATGATCCAACTGACTCATTTCAAGCTTTCATGGTATGCGAACGCCTCAACATCACTTTGAAAGACTTGGGTAAAAGGCCGAACAAGAATAAGAAAGTAAAAAAGTAATGGGAGCAATGCAAATCTATTCCATGCTTGGTGAGTATTACGCCTGGCTGGAAAACGGTGAGTTGAACGAGCCCCCTATGACACTCGAAGACATTATGGAGTGGCATCTCACGTCTAATCACTATCCGCGTGTTGACCGAGTTTTTGTCAAGCCCTGCATTGACGCGATAACCCTCATCTTTGAAGGGAACGACCCGGAAACTACCCTTATCGAGCTACCAAATGAAACACTGTATGATGTTTTTCCTGCCCCGGTGACAGCTAGAACACTGTGTGATGCTTTCAACCTTGAGGCATTTTTGGAGTTTCATCACGACTGGCATAACGTGCCTAATGCACGAACCTCTGTCCGGCACCAAGATCCACACGAATCGCATGGTATGACCCAAGTTCCACAATGCACGTCAAGACATCTCATCAACCTGATCGATGGCCGGATAATGACTATTACGCTTACAGACGAGGGCATTGTGTTCGACGTGTATGAGCGTGGTGACAACGACCCATTCACTCGAGCTATGACCTATGATGAGTGGGCTAACTGGGTAGAAGATACCGACCCTAAAAATGGAGGAGAACTACCTATGAAGGATACGGAAGTATGATCACACCAACATTTGAGAACCTCGACCCAGAAACCTTTGATAAATACATTAACCGGGCAACTGATGAACTTGTTGCGTCTGTACGCCTTCCCTTGTCCGAAGAAGTCTGGGAAACCGACAAGTACGCTGACATGATCTACGACAAGGCCAAAGAACTGTACGAAGAGGAGCACAATGTCGACAGCCGGAAATGACCTGACCTATGAAGAGTTTCTTGAAAAGGTGGATCGCAACCATCTGACACTAGGTTCTGAATGGCGGTATGGGCAAACCTACTTCAACACCCTGTCCTCGATGCGCCCCCGACTGGCTGAGGCCATTCGCGGCACTATCCACGATCCATTCCACCGCGTTAGTGTGCCAACCACAACGCACGATTATGTCTATCGACTCTGGATGGAAGATAAAAAAGACTAACTACTCCTTGAGTTAGTCACCCGGAGGCGTTGCCTGCTCTCTTTGGTTGGGAGGGAGTCAATGCCTCCGGGTTGTAAATGTCACACCCCCCTGCTATCGTGCGTAGTACCAGTAATCACACAACAAGGAGACAAGTAATGAAGACCAAGAAGAGGCGCAAGCCGAAGTTCGTGACACCGAAGTACGCTCGCGCCTTCATGCTCAAAGCTCGTGATGTCTACATCGAGGACTTGCTCAAGGGGACGGATGGAGAGTGGATTTGCGAGGACAACCACAGCACCGAGAAGGCCGTGATGAAGTGTCCGTACTGCACCGAGTACTACCGTCGCATGGATGAACTCAACGAGGCGTTTCCGCAATAAGATCACATCAGTCAATACAACAACAACAACAACAACAACAACAAGGAGACAACATGAAACCGAAACCGCTATCCACATCGTCACGGAGAGTCACACATAGCTCGACCAGCAACACCGGGGGAGCGGTTGACCTCTCAGTGTACGATCTCACGCCAGATGACATTGGCGTTGACATTCAGAATCACGAAACTTTCAGCACTCTGCAAGTCAACTTCGGAAACGTCAGTGTAAGTTGCATTATCAAGGGAGATCACCAAGCAGCCACAGTTGATGGCCAACTGTGCATTGCAAATCTTGAGGTGATTGACCGACTCATCAACAAGCTCGTTGACGTAGAACTCGACCTGCGCTTGAAACTGCGAAAACTTGAGCGTGACAAGTCTCGAAAACATCCTCTCTTTGGAGTCGCGGAACTCGTCAGCACTGAGAGCCCACAATGATCGACGATTCAATCTCCATCGGCACTCACGTTGCCAAGATCTTCAAGCAACTTGTCGATGCCCAGAAATGCCATGATTGCGGGGCATTCGTGCCGGAGGGACTGGGACACTATCCCAACCCGGAACGGTACATTCGAGTGTGCTCAAAGTGCCTGCCCAAATACGTCCCTACCAGTGTTGGTTCTGACTGACCATCCTGGTACAGTGAACACACCTACAAGGAGGGACAATGCCAGAAGCACATCAACTACCCGGTGATTCAAACACTTTAGTGTGGGCATCATTCATCACGCGAGAAGCGGTTGAAAACTGGTCAGAAGGACAGATCAACGCATTACGCGAGGCTCTTGACCGCATGGTGCAAGTGACATTCGAAGACTTCGAGCAGTTCCGTATTGCTGTGGAGGAAAAGTGATGAGGCCGATAGACACAGCGTTCGACCAGTGGGCAACCTACATCTGTGCCAGAGTCAGGTCACAGATGACACATGATGATAAACCACTCATCTTCTCTTACTGCCAACTGTGCGGTAGGGGATTGGGAGCAGTCAACGGCTTACGCATTGGTCGCTGTTCTGAAGCCGGACAACCATGCAAGACCAACGAGGAGGGACAGAAGAAATGACCAGGAAACGCAAGGTCAACTACTATGCGTTCCACGCCGGAACGGGGACACTCATCGACGCAGCCGATGGCACGTTCGTCTTCAGCGACGAGAACTTCACCGAAGACGAACTGGATGCCCTGGAACAGGGTGACGCGGAGGTAGCGAAGGGCGCAGGAGTGAGCCTGATGACGCTCGTACGCCTCTACGAGAGGAAGTGCGCCGAGGAAACCGCCAGGGCGAGGAAGAAACGGAAGAAGGGTAAGTGATGCACACCGGGATTCTTCTAGCTGTTGAGGCCGTAGACGTGGATGAAGCATTCGACCTGATCGAGGAGTTCAATAGCATTTACGCCGACTGGTCGGATTGGAACGAAGCATGGGGCAGGTGGAAGAGTGATTTCCCCAACGGAG